AAACATATGGAAACACAAATCAATCAATACGTTGAAGCGCACAACAGACAAGCGCAGGTAATCGCGGATCTGCGATCTACCTTAATTATGTACAGGCACTTAACCTCGAAGTCACAGGAGTGCATCGAGAAACTGGCGCAGCGGGTACGCAACCGTACCCCGGACGATATGTCCTCGTTCCCCGGTGACCGAGCAGCACTTCTGGATGCAGACATGGTACTGGCACAGATCTACAAAACCTTCCAAGCGGAGCAGGCGTAACATGGGCTTACTATACACTCAACTACTGGAAAGACTGGATAAGGTAGTCGCTGAACGTGATGCCGCATTAACTGACGCGCAGGTCGAAAAAACCAGAGCAGATGAATTGAACTGGGAATTTGAACGCTTATCCAAAGCGGCATCTAAAAAAATAGAATCTCTTGAAAAGGATTTAGCCCAATCAATTTCCGCCCTACACGATGCAAGGCTGGAGAACAGCGGACAGGCGGCAAGGATTGAAGAGCTAAAGCGCCATATTGGTGAAGTCACCGAAATAGTCAGACCAGAACCGTCTCGGCTAGAAATTGCGGCGATGGCAATGCAGGGCCTGCTTGTAAGCTCAGAATATCCCAAATCAACAATTGTGACAGATGCTGTATGGTGCGCTGACAAGTTAATCGCAGCAGCAAAGGAGACAAAATGACTGAAGAAATGGAACAAAAATTGGTGGCACGACTAAACTCTGCATTGGCAGAAGCCAAATACTGGAAAGAAGAAGTTGAAGACCTTGAACGGCACAACAAAAGACACCGAAGCAAAATCGAAGAATTGCGAGACTGCATACGGGAGCGTAATGGGGATCGCTCAGTTTTTCGTGGAGTTATTGGCGAAGAAGAGCGGTTTTACGGATACATCAGAGGTTTACACTACGAACACGCAGAGGAGGGTAAAGAGGGAAGCTTGAGGGCTGTGTTTGAATATGCTTATGAGGTAACAATCTGGGAAGTTCCAGACATGGAGTTGTTTTCGATTCTGCACGGACATCTTTACGAAATGGCAAATGAACTGAAGGAGAACGGGAATTGGGGATACTCAAAGCTGTGGATCAAAAAGGAAAACGGAAGATGGAGTGCAACACTTCCATAAATACAAAATGAAACTCATCCAAAACAGATTGCGATTCTGTGAGGCATTTGGCGTTATGCTTAGATTGCCGCACAAGATTGGCATCAGACTCCCTATGTGGAGGGGCGCGTATGTTGGGCTGCTCAGGCTTGAGCGTAAACTGGATAAGAACGGAAAGACATGGGAGAAGCTCTATTACACAAGCGATCCTGCTGATCTGAATCCACGTTTAGGCGCAGACGAACTCTTATCTGAAGAATGGGAGACTTACGAAGTATGACTGACGAGCAAATCAACGCAGCTATCGCTGAGGCTTGTGGCCGAAAACGTAGGCCGGATGGGGATTGGTATCCCGACAACGGAACAGTAGGAACTCAAGCAATTCTCAATTACTGCAACGACCTCAACGCCATGCATCAGGCGGAGAACACATTGACTGATGCCAACATGTTTGTTATGGCCCACCACATTGAGCGGTTGGTTTCCGCGAAAGGACAGCATTACTTCCACGCCACAGCTCGCCAACGCGCAGAGGCGTTCTTGCGGACGCTAGGTAATTGGGAGGAGGCGCGTAATGACTGACGAGCAAATCAATCAGCGCATTGCTGAGGCGTGTGGGTGGACGAAAATTGAACATTTTCCAGGCGGATTTTGGGGGCAGCACCCGTTGTGCTTAGATGAAGCGAGCGAATACTACGACTGGCCGATTCCCAATTATTGCAACGACCTCAACGCAATGCATGAGGCGGAGAAGACTCTGAATTCAGAGCAATGGCATCTTTATTCGGCGTGGCTATTCAAGGCCACAGCACGCCCACAGCACGCTACCGCCCGTCAACGCGCAGAGGCGTTTCTGCGGACGCTGGGTAAATGGGAAGGAGATTAAAAACTAAAAATAATATGAGTATTCAAGTATATGCAGAACAAAAATGGGGGTTTCGCTTCACCAAGATTAGTATCTCACATTTGATAAAAGGGGTTCAAAATACTTTAGTTTTGGAGAATGATGATGCTCAACATTTGTTTGAGGTGTTAATTGGCAAGCAAGATGTTATGTTTTTTAATAAAAATGATGATACACCACGTTATTCTTATACAGAAATAGTATATGCATCAAAGAATAAAATCGAACCAAAATAGCATGAGTCAGTCAACTACGAGCGCCAGTTCCCGCCACATTTCATGCATAGAGGTGAGTGGGAGATAAGAATGGAGGAACAGAAATGACTGACAAAACGAAGTACATCATCGTTGCCATATTATTCCCATTACTTGCCTATGCAGGCTTTAAGTTGCGGATTGCAGAGATCCGTTACTTTTCCAAGTCTTGTAATTGCTCTTTTAATTGCACACCGAATTGAACATGGAATCGTTTACAGAAATATTCATGTACGTTTGCGTACATTTGGCTGCTGCTGCCGGAACCGTTATAGTGCTGGCGATGGCAACGATGATGGTCAAACTACTGATCGAGGGATGGAAAGAGAGATGAAGATCAACGCCTGCCCATTTTGCCAAAGCAAAGATGTGATAGTGCATAAAGCGTCTATCGGGTTTGATTACTCTGTTGGGTGCAATTCTTGCGATGCACTAGGCCCATCTGAACAAGAGGCTAAATTTGCAGTAAAGTCTTGGAATAAAGGCACTCCGAGATGGAGTAAAGTCTTTGAACTTGAAGCTAAACTGGCTGAATTAAACAAAAAATTGAACACGGAATTGAACACGAAATGAATACTTGTCTAAATATGAAAACCAAAACTAAAATCAAAAAGAACCCTATCCTTGACCTAGACTTCTACGACTTAGATGTCACAGCATTCTTCTTAAACGCTAACCGCAAGGCATTTATCGAAGAGATCATGGCGTTTGGTTACTCGAAACCGTCAGCAACCAAGATGGCGGCAAGGATCGTTCAAAGCATTTCCTTTCAATGTCTGAGAAACCTTTAACGGAAGACTTCTATCGGCAGGCCAATCGTATTGTGCTGGATGCACTTAGGCGTAACATCGTTGTGTTTCCCGAGGACATCGGGGAGCGTAAAGGGTTTAGCTACAAAAAGACTGCCGCAATCTGCGTAAAGTGTGGTATTGATTACGAAAGAAACGTAGTGATCCAGAAGTATTGCCAGCCTTGTGGGGAGATTGAATCCCGTGAAAGATACTTCAGGCGTAAACAGAGAAAACTCGATGCAAAAGCCAAAGAAAAAGAAGCGTCAGTATAAGTCAGCCGAGACCCGTGCAAGGCAGCTTGCCGGGCTTGCCAATGTCAAGATCGAGGATCATGTCATGGGCGTGCAGATCGAGAAGATCAACGGTAAAGGACTGTTTGCCGGGGTATCCGAGGAGCAGCGCAAGGAGATACTAGAACTGTACTGCCAAGGACATGGTAGCCCGTATATCGCAGACAAGGTGGGTGTCTCGTACAATACAGTCAACGAGGTAAGGCAATACTTTTTGGATTACGATTCTCAATTTCGAAATTCATATTTTACGGCCAACCTAAAGAACAAGATGCAGGTCCTGATCGACGGAGCAATGCAAAGGGTGGAGGATACCCTGCCGGAGATGGCTCCAAAGGATGCTGTGTTGACCCTCGGCATCACGCTGGACAAGTACATGGCCTTGGAGAAGAACAAGTCCCCGGAGCAGTTGCATCAACATGTACACCTGCACGCAAACACAGAGATAGCCGACCAGTTCATGAAGGCGTTACAGCCAAAATGAAAATGGAAATCAGATTTCGAATTTGAAAATAAAACTAAAGCGACAGCCAAAACGGCTCTATTGCGCCACACTTGGACACGCAGTCGAGTACCCTGTGCTACTAGAAGAAGCAAAGCGCATTAGTGACGAATTGCATAGAGCGAAGGAAGAAGGGTTCCTGAAATCAGCAGACGGTGACGATGCCATGAAGCTGGCAAGCGTACTTGCCTGCTTCAAAGGCACGATCGAGGAGGTGCATGTCCCCCTCAAAGAGGAGGACAAGGCAAATCAGTGGAATAGGATTAGGAGTGTACTAGCGTGAGATTACAGTAATGTTGCGTGCTTTGGCCCAAGCGTGAGCCTCTTTAAGGCACCTGAAGTGCTTTGGCAGGCCGATAGCAGGCCGCAAGGGTTCGAGAACCCACAAGTCATCCAAGCGGTACAAAAGGCACCGTATTTTCATGCTATGAAATAGACTTGAGATAGGAGTTGATCATATCTTCAGCTTCAGCCAAGAAGCACTCTCCTATTTGCTCTCCGTTTACCCAGATGACAGTCCTAATGTCATGACGGCTTGAACCGTGATCTAATAGCTCGGCGGTCTTTTTGCAATTTAGCAGGCAGTCAATGGTAGAGGTGTGCCCGTTGGTGTCCTCAAATACATGCACCGCCCGAGCTTTTAATGCCTTTTCAAGCGAAGAGTATTGTGAGGAGCGATATATTTTGACTGAGCAATCGTTTAATGCAATGGTTCTTATGTTATTCATATGTTTGGTTTTAGTTTTGGTTTTGCTTATCTAAATTCGAATTTGTTTCGAACTCAGATTTCAAAATCAAAATAACTTTCAAAATTCGAATTTTATTTGACGGTAAAAACACCCTGTATATGCACGCTTGCAGGCAGACACGGTGACAGGCCAAGGCAAGGCAAGGCTCCGCCATAATGCGACAAGCGCAAGTGTAAAGGCGCTGAAGGTGCCCGTATCGATTGCGTTGAAAATGAATGACTTACGCTTGGCTTGCGTAAATGTCTAAAAAGCAAAAGGGAAAGGCTTTCGAGACGAAAGCCTTAGCCTTAAGGGTTGGAGGGTTGAATTAGTACAGAAGATCAGACGCCCATCCGCCAAAGTAATTCCCGCGAACGCAAGAAAGAAGGTCAGCAAAGCAAGAGAAGTGAAACTGCCTTCGGTTTTCCCTTATGTATCGGATGCGATCCTGTACACGGTAGCAGTTTGCCCAAACTTCCAAGGCTTCCTCCTCCTCAGCTTGGAAAAAGGCTTCCTCATCTAATACGGGATAGGATTCAAGCGAATCTGCTATGCTTTCGCCTTCCTTGAAAGCTTCGGTGCCTTCCCTTACGCATAAGGCTTCCCACCATCCGCACCCCCAGTGACCAAAGCGGAAAACCTTCGTGTCGTCGTCGAATCTTTCATCCTCCAAAGCCTTTTGAGCGGATTCGAAGTTTGAACGTGTCAAAACATCAGCATCCCTAGAGGTTGTTAAAACTACCCACCATTCAGGGCACGGGATATCGCCCATGTAATTTTCTAGCGAATCAAATCCGCTAGGGTTCTTTATGATGTCGGCAAGCCTTTTCATTTAATCCCCCTTTCAAGAACACTGGCTAAAGCCTTTTGCCCTTCGGTTGTTCCAGTTGTTGGCCATGCCAAAAAGGGAAACTCCTTTAACTCATTATTAAACGGGCAAAAAGTGTAAACTCTTTGCCCTTTGCTTTCATCAAAAGAAGCAAAGCCTTCAATGCGTTTGCCTTTAATTCTAATGCTTGCCGGAATAGAAAAATAAGTGTCTGCGGTTTGTGCAAGCTCTGCAGCCCGAATAATACCGTCAGCACAAAGCAATCGGTTTCCGTTCCTTCTAATGAGTCCCCAAGGGTAGGTATAATTAATTTTTGTCTTCATGGTTTTAGTTTGTTTGATTGAAGCCTAAAAAGCTTCCTTCTCTCCCCTTGCAAAGCAAAGAGAGAGAGTGGAAACGCTTTAAGCTTCGCTTAAGCTTTAGGGAACAAAGGCTTTGCAAGCCAATAAAGGAGGGTTCCGGAACAAATCAAAAGACTCGCGAAGATATAGGCTTCCCAGCGAAGCTCAAAAGCCTTCAGACCTCCCATATCAAACAAAGCCAAGCCAATGGTAGCAAGAAAAAGGGTGGTTCTCATGATTCAACCTCCTCTGTTTCATCTGACTCCGGAAGATTTAATTGGATATCATCAATCCAATGCTCAGCTATCTCTCTCCAGTCAATTCTTGCTATTGCTCCGTTTAGTAAATCAGCGAACAAGGAAGCTGAGGGAATATTGCATTCATCTAAAAGCTCATCAAAAATCCCTTCTAGATGTTCAGCCAAGGCTTCTACAGCCTCTTCTCTTGTATCTGCATCGATTGATTCAACAGGACACTCATTCCACCAAAGTGGGACAAGCCAAGTTTCACGATTCTGCCAGCCGTTGTATGTATTGTTTTCCATAGTGTTTTCTTTTGTTTAAGGGTTAAAGGCTTTCCGAAGGGGTTAAGAATAGTACGATGCAAGCGGATCCGAAGCGAACCGATATCAAATCCGAGTACTTCTCTGAAGTATGCTTTCCAGTTAGGCCTAAGGCTTTTTTGGCTGCTCTGATTGCTCCAGATGGCGTTGACGCTTTAACTTGACCGCGACGGGCCCAGCTGTAGTTTGCTTCGCCGCCGAAGGTGTCTGTTAGTTCGAAGTCCCATAAAAAGGGTTTAGTTTTTAGTTTCATGTTGTTTTACTTGGTAGCAAGTTTGCTGCGCTTGTATGCAAGGATGGCCTGCATTGCCTCTATAACCCTTCCACACGCTTGCAAGCGGGGTTTTCCGAAGGTTCCTTCCTTTGTGATAGCAAGTAAAGCGTCGTGAGCTTCTTGCAGTTCTGATTCCAGTGTCTCAAGTGTTTTCATCGTTTTCTTTCGTTTGTTTAGTTTGTGGTGACAACATTGCCAACAAAAGCGAAGGTATCCGAAGCAAAGGTACTTGCAACAAAAAAGAGAAGAAAAGGGCGAAAAAGTTTGCTCTGTAAGGGCGAAAAGAGGGCGAGAGACAAGCGAATGGTGAAGGTATGGGAAGGAAGGTTCTCTGAAGGTACGGGGAATGCGTTGCCATGAAGACGGCACAAACCAAACGCAACCTCAGCAAAGCCTGCACATTCATGCACTTACACAAGCCAAGCAGCACAAGCATGCACAAGTACTTGAAGCAGTGCACCATGCAGCATGATAGCAAGCAGTGCAGCCGGGCTTTTGTCTATGTATGCAGCGCGACAAGGGGGGGAGGGGGTTCGACGTTGTTCTGGCTGGAAAGCTGCGACGCATTTACCCCCTCACATTTTATTTTTACAAAGGCGCTTCCCCGCACTTGACGGCTGCTTTTACTCTGTACAGACTTGTTGCCGGGTGTAGTAGAAATAGACGCGAGCGATGTTGCTCCCTAGCATGTTTGGGCAGCCTTTACAGGGGTGTATAAGGTCAGCTTAAGTGTGACTAGGCTGGCTTTCCTGTGGAAGGCTGGGCGTCTTTTTTTTGTGTCGACAGTATTGACGTATGAACGTTGGGCGTATAGTCCAAGAAAGATGACACAAAAGTACGAGTTAAGTGAGAAGAAGGTAAAAGAGGTGTATGGAGACAAGTTTGAGGACAAGTTGGCCTTACTTGTGGAGGGAGTTGACTACATTAAAGTCAAAGATAAACGGTGTTTGGCTGGGTTTAAACGAGTTTACCGGGAAGATCTTCTTGATTCGCTAGAGAAGAAGGTGGGTTTGGCTCAAGATAAGGTCAAGTTGGATGTAAGTCCTGCCAAGTTGGACATACAAGATGAAGTTATCTTCACTGAAGAGGTACAAAACATCTTTCCAAACACAAGATATGTGCGGGTAAAGAGTGGAAAGACGATTTATGTTGGTGGTAAAGGGACAAGTTTGCGACTTGGCCAGAAGATAAACTACAAAGGAACCACTATGTTTTTAGGTAAAACGCAAAGCTAGGCCCTAGCTTTCCTTTCATCTTCTTCTTATCTTCTTATCTTCTTCTTTCTGTCGCTCCCTTTGGTCGCTCTCGCTTCGCTCGTTAGTTAACCTACTAAAGAAGAAAACCTCACCAGAACCAGAGACCTGAGTGAGCATAAGTAACCCTGTCAAAAGTGACATAAAAAAAGAAAAGAAAATCTTTTTATGAAGTTACTTAAGCTCACCGCAAGAAGAAGTGACACTCACCGTCACCGTCGCCTTTCGTTTCGCTTTTACCAAGTCACGCGCAGAGGGTACCCGAGTCAACCTACGCTAGTCTTCTTTCGTGGACTACTTGGAAGTATCAGGTTCCCAGCCCCTGAGTTATTAATCCCCCCCGGTTTTCATGCAAGGGGAACCTCTCCTTCACCTGTGGCTCGCCTTACGCGACTATCCAGAGGCTACACGGCAGATCTATTTTGACCTGCGAGGTAAACATAGCTACATAGGAGCCTATGTCAATGACAGAAGAACAAAAAAATAAGCTGATAGAGAAAATTTTAAGGTTCAAGCTGACGGATCACCCTACCTTACCGAGTCCAGACAGGGAACAGAGGTTGACGATGATCGAGAATGTCGGCCCTGAGAAGGTGATGGAGCTTTTCATCATTAGAGAGAACAGGGCCAAGGCAGAGGCGGAAGATCCGCACAGGTACGGGGCAGACTTGGAACCTTGGAAAGATGCTGATGATTTATTGACTAGGTTTAACGAGGTGGTGGCACTTGGGGGTAACCGGGCAGGCAAAACTGAGTGGGCGGCTAAACGGATGGCGCAGGCGTTTGTGGGTGCGGACTTGTCTGGAACTGTGCCACATTGGATTAGTGAACGGATACAGCAGAGAGGTTTGCGTATTTGGTGCCTGCATACATCTAACCAGACTAGCATTTCGATGCAGCAGATGGTCTTTTACAAGTATTTGCCGAAAGAACTTAAGAGTGCCAAGCGCAATAACAACATCCATGTCAGCTTTACGCAGAAGAACGGCTTTTCAGACAACACGGCGGTTTACATGCAGAACCAGATTTGGTTCTTAAACTACTCTCAAGACATTAAAGTGGTTGAAGGTGGCGAAGTTGACTTTATTTGGTGCGATGAAATGGTGCCAAAAGACTGGCTGGACACGCTTCGGTACCGTCTAGTGACCCGGAACGGCAAGTTGATTGTCACCTTTACCCCGGTACAAGGCTATACCCAGACCGTTAAGGACTACATTAACTCAGCAAAAATTACACATTGGAAAGAGAGTGAACTACTTCCAAATAATAACGTACTTAGTGTGCCTGCTGGTCACATGCCGTACAAGGCTGAGAACATCTACGGAAGACATGCCTGCATTTGGTTTCATTCTAAGTTGAATCCGTACAACAACTGGGAGCGCATGAAGCAGGAGCTTAAGGGGCGCAGTACCAATGAGCTTAAGATTCGTGCCTATGGTTGGGCAGATCAGACTGCGGGTACGGAGTTTCCGTACTTTGGCGAGGTGAACATCTTTAAGGAAGATGTTATGGAACTTGCCCCTGAAGGGACAAACTACATGGCAATTGACCCTGCCGGAGCGCGGAATTGGTTCATGCTGTGGGGCAGGGTAGATGAAGATGATATCTTATGGATCTACAGAGAGTGGCCTGACCAAAGTTACGGCGAATGGGCGTTGCCAAGCGATAAGCCTGACGGTAGACCCGGCCCTGCACAGAGAGGTGGAGCAGGAAGAGGGGTAAACGAGTATAGTGAACTTATCTGGGGGCTAGAAACCTCTGGAGACGTTCGTGAAGAGATCGCCGAAAGGTATATGGATCCTCGTACTGCTGGAACGGAAACTATTACAAAAGAAGGTGGTACTACAATTATAGATCTTTTTGCAGATGCTACGGTTCCTCTATATGTACAGCCTTCTGTAGCGGTTCCAGTGGAGGAACGGGTCATTTTGATTAATGACATGTTGTGCTACGACAGAGAACAGCCGTTGGTTAAAGGACGTAATCATCCCAAAATAATGGTACATGAATCTTGTCAAAACTTGATTTATAGTTTAAGGGAATGGACTGGGGCTGATGGCCAGAAGGGGGCTAGTAAAGATCCTATTGATGCTTTAGGCTACCTTGTGGTCATGCAACCCAAGCACTACGGCGGCGAACAATGGGAAAAGCAAATGAAACAAATGTCTCAATGCGGCTCTTATTGAACTTCTATTATCTATGTATTCAGCTTCTTCTGATCCTCTGGCTATTGCGACGAATGTACCCGAT